GCGAGAAATCAGACGATACTTGTGTAGGTTCGACTCCTGCTTATCCCTCATAAATGTGAGCCACACTAAATGGCATGGATTAATAAATAATGGTTGTGCCCTGGAGAATACGCTTCAGGGCTTTTAATTGGAATGAAACATATAAGCAAAAAACAAAGTACAATAAACCGTAAACTTGCAAGGATAAAAAGGGATCTACCGCAGTATTGCTGTATTTGCCACAAATATACATCCACACCACAGTTGATGCACCTGTTACCTAGATCACTTTATCCTGAATACATTACGGAAGAATGGAACTTGCGAATTGGCTGTCCTGAATGCCATAGCAGGTATGACAATGACCGTTATTTCCGTAAACAGCAAAAGGAAATAGTAGAAACAATCCGTCAACACGATGAGCTGGCGGCAAATAGATATTTTGGATTATGATATACGATAAACAAATTATAAGGGGAAAAATCCCTTCAAAGTCGAATTGTTACAAGATAGTAGCATTATACGGGCACGGTTCTTTAGCAAAACAGAATGTACTTAAAAAGTATGAACAAACTTTCTACGCACAATGTGGATTAAGGGGCAAGAATATAAAAGGTTTCTTTAAACTAACAGTGGATGTGTATCACGAAAATTTGCGTCCTGATCTTGATAATGCTTTCAAAATTTTACTTGACTGTCTACAAGGATGCAAGGCGATAAAGAACGATCGGCAATGTATGGAGATTAATGCACGAAAGCTGATTGATAAGCTTAATCCAAGGATAGAATTTATAATTGAGGAAGTTGAATTATAATACTAAACTGTTTATGGAACAAAACGAATTAAACGAATGGCATAAGTTGTCAGAACAGATTATTGACTTCGTTGTCAATTGCAGCGATGATGTCAAACCATATATCATTGGGCAATTGGAAACCTTAACAGAACACCTAAAAGATTAAGCAATGACAAAGGATAGTTTTATCATATATAAATCTTTCTACAAACCTATATCAAGATTATCAGACAAACAGCTTGGGCGATTATTTCGTGCAATTTTCAAGTATCAACTTGGCGAGGAGGTTACGGTAGAGGAGGACATTGATATGGCATTGGGTTTTTTCATCAATCAATTTGAGATAGACGAAACTAAATACCATGGCATTGTCGAGAGAAACCGAAACAACGGGCGTAAAGGTGGTGCTCCTATAGGGAATTGCAATGCCAAATCAAAACAACCCAAACAACCCAGTGGGTTAAACTCAACCCAAACAACCCAAAACAAGCTTAATGAAAATGATAATGAAAATGATATAGATAAAGAATCTCCTAACGGAGATAAGAAAATAATTCCCAAAAACAAGGAAGTTGATTTGTCTTTTGTTTCGGAAGATTTTAAGGGCATATTCAAGGAATGGCTTGAATACAAGAGAGAAAGAAAAGAAAACTATAAATCGGAAAAATCCCTAAAAATGTGCTACAACCGATTGCTAACATTGAGTGGAAATGATTGCAATAAAGCAAGGCTTGTGGTTGAGCAGTCGATTGCAAGTAATTATGCGGGATTATTTGAATTAAAAAATTATGGAGCAAGACAAAATACAGACATCTACGAGCAGAAGCGAATTGATTCTGAGCGGAGAAAATCTAGACTCATGGCTGAGTTCGCAGAAGCGGATGCAAAATTCCTTGCAGAACAAGAAGCTAAACGAAAAGCAGTTGGCTCTACTGGAGAAATACCCAACACCATCCCGGATGGCGGTTGATTACAATCCTGATTTGCAAGGCAAGCTGGCAAAATCAAATCTTACACTTGCGGATATTGCCTTGAATGATAACATACCTTCGCTTGCAAACATCCGTTCTGTGTATGGTGAAGACAACGCACTTAGGTGGCTGAAAGTACAGTTTGACAGCCTTAACGATTACGCCGAGCAGGGAAAGGGTATAACCGACACACAACTGGATGAACTTTGTATTCTTGTCCTAGGTGAATACTATTGGATGAATTTGGCTGAAATATGCAACTTCATATCCAGATTCAAATTAGGGAAATATGGGCAATTTTATGGTTCTATTGGTCCGATGAAGATTTCATGCTCTCTTCTGGAGTATGTTAAGGAACGTAGGATTGACATTGATCGGCATGAGCGTGAACAATACAGAATCCAACGTGAAAAAGAAATAGAAGAGCGTGGAAATAACAGAATCTCTTATGCTGAATATCAAGAGTTGAAACGCCGGGCTGAATCCGGAGATGAGGAAGCCAGAAAAATGCTGATGTCACCATGAGTATGCCAAAGAAAGTAAAACCGGGAATTGTATATGTCAAATGCCGGAATTGCAAGAATGCCTCGGACTTTGGGGATAATTCTGCGTATTGTAAGGCTAAAGGGCATAGAGTGTGTGCTTGTGACATATATGGGCAAATATGCAATAGTTTTCAAAAGAAATAATTATAACGAAATAGGAGAAAATTATGAATATCGAGATGCAGACAAAGATACGTGAATGGGAAGCGGAACGCGACAGAAACCTGCGCATCCACTGTCCTCTTGTAGCTGCCAAGTTTCAAAGATGGATTGATAGGGCGAAGAAAGAGGACGATAGGCCGCATTCCCAGCCCTGTGACAAGAATTTCAATAAGAAAGCTTGTAATTGATGCTTTCATGTAAGAAAATTCATTGTACGGCTTTAAAATAGCTTGTATCAAATAGAATAATTGTTAAAAAATACACGATCATGCAAGGAACAGACAAACTGAATACGATAACCAACATCGTATTTGTCCTCACGGACGTTTTAGAAACCAACCTTCTAGAAATGCAGCAGCAATACAAGAAGGAAGGCTTTGAACTCAGACACGATTCAAAAAGAAACTTCAACACAGCCATAGCCGCGATAAAGAGATTGAAAAGTGATGTGAATCATTGCAGCGAATCCACTCAGGAAAACTTCGGCAATGATTCTGACATGGTGAACGCCATGTTGCTCACACTGATTGACAGATGCGGTGATGATGACAACCTCGCTTATAAGATGTACGAATACATTAAATCTTTCCCGTCCAAACTGAATCTGGACTTGGATTTGGATAATGCGTTCAGCCACCTGTTTAGAAAATCATGAAAACTGCTGATGACTGGAAAACGGTGATTTAGTGGAAGTTGATTAACAGTTGACTGATAATACAATTAGAATTTAATTAGCAATAATTACCATTTACCTGACATCAGGAAAATGGTTCAAAACAAATAAGAATGGAAACAATTGAGATGAAAGCATTAAGGATTAAGAATATCCTTAATTCACTTGAAGAAAAAATCGAATCTGGTAATATAACAATCAGAGAAGCTGCTATTGAATTGCACAAAGCTGGATGGATAAATTATATAGACATTGACACAACTAAGAAGCTGCTTGGTTTGAATTAATCAGAATATTCAATAAGGAACAGAATATGAATGAAGTTAGAAAGCTATATAACGATGATGGATGCGTTCTTAAAGAGGCATCTAGCAATGACTATGGATCATGGAATTCAGCAAGAACACTTGGTTCTACGGAAAGAAGGGAAGAATACAGAAACCTATGTTATAATTTTGAATATGAGTGGGGAACTAATATCCCTCACTGTGCAAAGAAAGGTGTATGTGATGAGGATTGTGAATACATGAAAAATTTTAAAGGATAAGATATGAAACAGACAGTAGAAGAAGCAGCGAAGGAAAATATCCTATTTAATCATAGGACAGTTGACAGAACTTTGTTTGGTAAAGATTTGGCAAAGTTTGGAGAGATGAATTTCGTTCAAGGTGCCGAATGGCAATCCAAGCAATCTCCTTGGATAAGTGTTAAGGAGCGGTTGCCGGAGCCTAACAAGGAAGTTCTTCTTTATGATAATAACCCCATCCGGCATTATGTCATAGGATGGCTGCGGAAAGATAAAGGATATAACAAAGGCATGTGGGCACTCTCCAATGGTTGGATTGAAGATAAGGATATAACCCACTGGATGCCGATTGATAAACCAATAACCGAGTAATTATGAATGAAGTAAACTTTAATGGAATGTTCGGACAGCAAGGTTGGATTTGTCCGAAGTGTGGAAGGGTATATTCACCTTTTACACGAATGTGTTTGTATTGCGGAAATAACAATTCCGAAAATACATTTACATCTGCAAATACACCTACAATAACTTTCGATGATATACTCGAAGCTAACAGGGATGTACTGGAACGAATTAAAGAGAAAGGAGATTGAGATATGAAAAGATTGAGTAAATATAGATACAGAGAAGTAAAGAACTATATCCATAACGAATTAAAGTTGACTAAAGAGGATATAAAGGATATAATGGTTCCAATTGTGAAAGAGGAAGTTAAACGTATCTTCCATAACACCTATGGGAACGATGTTGATATAGAGAGGTGGATTCGTTGTATGGTTTCTGACGAAATAAAGAAAAACGGCGATTACTTTATGATAAGAAATTTATGTAGGGAGATAATTAAGGAGGAAATTGCCGATAGGTTGTCAATTGATATAAGCCTTAAAACGAAGGAGGAAAAGAAATGAAACAGGTGTTATCAGTTGAACAGATGAAACATTTGCAGAAGATTGGGTTTGATACGAGCGATGGGAGCATGTGTTTCGAGTGGAATGAATCAGATTCAGATAACATGGTTGTAACCTCTCTGGATGCCGATACGAATTACGACCATTGTCGTACAACTTACACCTTGCAGGATATTCTCGATAAGCTGCCTTGCTTCATCGGCAATGAAGTGCTGACCATGCAAAAACTTGCAGATAGCTATACATGCTTGTATATGGAATATTATACTAGGTCTATGATAAAGATTACAGAGAGTAAAGAACTCATTGATGCAGCCTACGATATGTTGTGTTGGTGCATTGAAAACGGATATGTTAAAGTTGGAAAGGAGGAATAACTATGGAAAATCATTTTAAAAATGTATTCGGTGTATATGATGGTTTACATACTGATACTTTAAGGCATATTCCCGAAATTAGTTGTTATAACCATAACTACTATATAGGATTGAAAAGGGGAAACAGTACGATACATGATTTGCTTTTTGCAGTAAGTAATGATGATAATCTTACAGAGTGGTATATCGTTCTTGGAAATTGTATCAAATATATTGGATATGAGTATTCAGACGAAGGAGTGATTAACTTATCGGAGGAATAACTATGGGATTTACAACACCATGCTTTATACGCAAAAATACGCAAGAACTTCGGAGAGGGTTGGAAGAGTTGGGGTATTCCAAAAACTATCCTAAATGGACAGATGATTGTAGTATAATATGGGCTTATCAATATCCAATGAAAGGATTTGATACTCCTGTTTATGTGATTGCGGATTCTTTTGACGTTCCTTTTGACAAACATAGTGCTTTATGTGGTAAATTTATTGATTGCGGAACGAACGAGGAACTTTTCCTAGCTATCGCTGCATTGAGGGATGATACAGACAAGAACCAATGGTTTACCGATGGGGATTTATGGTTTAAATGTGGTGATGAAGTATGTAATGAAGGTAGAAAAATCCACAAAGCTACCGTAGACGAATTGATTGAACATTTTAAAACAGAGGAGGAACAATGAAAGCAAGAATAAAAAGAAAGATTCAAAAAAGACCATTCCTATACAATGTAGGACAAGTTTTTAAGGCTTGTGATTGGCTTACTGAAATTCAGCGTGGAAATATAGTTTGGCATCGGTATCATTCATTCGGTACTATTACTAAACGTTTGTTAAAATAAATGATTAAACAATGAAAGCAAGAGTAAAATCAACAGGAGTTTTGGTAGATGTAACTCCCCAATTAAACATCAACTCTCAACATAACAATAATTATTTATATGTATGTGATAACATGGTTTACAGAGAATGCGAACTTGATTTCTTTAGTGAAACTATTGACTGGGAACAACGCAGGTACGAATTAGCGAAAGATATTATTAAGGCTGTTATAGCAGATGACCGTGGGGGTAATTCTGATACAATCGCTAAATATTCGGTTAATTGTGCTAATGCCATAATTAAAAGATTAAAGGAGGTGAATAATGGATAGCGTACAGACGCAAACACTTTCCATTAAAGGAGATGGAGGTGGTGAAGCGTATGTTGACTTTTGTGATGGACAATTATGTGTTTCTGTTGTTATAGAAGGGAAACAGGCGGATTTTCACTTTGAGCCTGTTACTCTAGGAATGTTTGCCCATGCTTACAAACTGCATTGTGAAGAATGTGAAAATAAGAAAGGAGAATAACTATGAAAGTGTTAAGAGATAAAACTCCTGTCGCTCGTAAAGAGCACAGGTGCAATTTTTGCGGTGGAGTAATTTCCGTTGGAGAAAAATACAACAGACAGACCAATGTTTATGACGGTCGTGTTTATGACTGGGTATCTCACTGTGAATGTTCCGAGTTAGCCTGTGAACTTGATATGTTTGATGATTGCGATGAAGGACTTGACGATGATGGATTTATTGATAGTCTTAATCAGTATGTTTACGACAATCATTATGACGATAAAATAGATGATATTGCGAAGGATTGGCAATTACCACGCTATGAATTAGTAAAGAAAGTGTTGAATGAATTAAACAAGAAATAGTTATGACCGAAGAACTAGTGACATTAGAAACAGCTAAGTTGCTGAAAGAGAAAGGATTTAATGAGTATTGTAAAGATATTATTAAAGAAGACGATAATCGGATAATGCAATCTGTGTTCCGAACAAATAAGAATTTGCCAAAATTGTGTTATAGTCGTCCCACTCAATCCGTTGCACAAAAGTGGCTGCGTGAAACCAAGAACCTGCATATCGAAATATCCTATATGTATGAAAACTATTGGACGTATGATATACTGACAATTCCGAGACATGACTTGATAGGATTGTCTGACAGACCTATTATCCGTTATAATACCTACGAGGAAGCACTTGAATCTGGATTACAAGAAGCATTAAAACTTATATGATTATGGAAATAGCAGAATCAATATTTAAATTCATCCTTGCCTCATTAAATGTTTGTGCTCTGGCATTTACTTTAATTTTGGTAAGCAAGTGGCATATACGCATGGAGAATAAGCTGGATGAGATAGAAAGATATGTCCGTCATGTGTCAGATCGTAACGATATTGTTTACATTAACCAGCTTTCGGAATTGCAAAGACTGTTGATAAAAGAGGAACGGTATGAGGAAGCTGGAAAGATTGGGAAAATAATCAAGGATGAAGAAATTAAATTAGGAATAAGGAAATGAGCAATATTAATTTGAACGAACTACGGGATCGATCTTATAAGACAGCTTGTGATCACGGTTTACATGATAAAGAACTTTTAAGAAAATGAATTAAATGACAAGTTTTGTTTTTATTCAGATTTTTTGTAACTTTGAATTATAATGTTTCCGTGTAAAGGGGCACGGTACGTTCTTCGGACGAAAAGACTTTTATGGGAAAAAAACTCGTAGCAAATAGAGAAAATTTCTGCCATTATTATATGGAAACGGGTAATGCTACAGATGCATATCGGAAAGCTTACCCTAATAGTATTGGATGGAAGGATGGGGTCGTTAGTAAGCGTGCATTTGAATTACTGAGAAATCCATCTGTCGCATCCCGTGTAAATGAATTGCAGGCTGATATCTTAAAAAAGTCTGATATGAAGAAGGAAGATGCATTGCGCTTCCTTACAAATGTGGTAAATGTAGACCCTATAGATCTTCAATTAAAAGGTAAAGATACGTTTATTGTCCGTTCTCTTGATGATATACCAAAACCAGTCCGATGTTGCATCCAATCGATTAAGAATACTCAATATGGAGTAGAGATACGGCTATATAGCAAAATAGCCGCCATTACACAGATAAGCAAGATGCTTGGATGGGATGCTCCAGTAAAAAGTGATGTCAGTACCAATGTGCGCATGATAATTGGGGACGAGCAATGATAGAGATGGTGTTCTCATATAAATTGTTTAATCCCCTGTTTTGGCATATCCGTGAGGCGATGCATGACAAGGATATCCGGTATATTATAAACAGAGGTGGTTCTTCATCAGGGAAATCTGTATCTACGACACAATCCGTGTTGTTGTCTGTATTCTCCGGAGAAGGTTCAGCTCTCGTTGTGAGAAAAGTTGGAGCCAGTCTTAAGAATACGGTATATGAAGAGTTTAAGACCCAAATGAAAGCTCTTCAATTGAGTCAGTTTTTCGCTCCAAAGGAAAATAATATAACCTGTATAAATGGTTGCAAAATCGATTTTACAGGATTGGACGATCCCGAGAAGATAAAGTCTATCACAGGATATCGCTGGATAGTGATGGAAGAGGCCACTGAGTTTGAATATGAGGATTTCACACAGATACGTTTCCGCCTACGAGGAAAGGAGGGCCTACAGATTATATGCAACTTTAATCCAGTATCAGAGGACTCGTGGATAAAAACCAAGATCCTTGATACATACGAGTGGGATGAGCATCCGAATGATTTGTACGGGAAAGTAAGATATCCGATAAAAAGGAGTTTATTACCTAAGGATTATAGCCGGATATTAGGAAAGAGGTATAATAAATCTAGAATGATAGCTAATGAGCGTACGGGAAAAATGGAAAGATATCCATCGGATACGGTAGAGCTGCATTCTTCGTATAAGAACAACTTCTGGGTAGTAGGTTCTCCGGACGGGAAGTATGGATACTATGACAGACAGACGATATCTAATTACCAATGGTACAAGGATCATGATTATAATTACTACAGGGTATACGCATTGGGAGAATGGGGAAGCATTAAGACAGGAGGAGAGTTCCTGTATGCATTTGATTCAAACAAACACATAAAAACGACACACTACATTAAAGGGATGCCGGTTCATATATCAATTGATAACAATGTGCTCCCTTATATTTCAATATCATTTTTCCAAGTGGATGGAAGTAGTATAAGGCAGTTTAACGAGATATGCGCCAGTGATCCGTTCAACACGGTAACACAGGCTTCAAAAATGGCGGTAGATTACCTGAAATCAATAAAGTATAATGATATGCTGTATCTGTACGGAGATGCTTCGACAAGAAACGGGAACACTATAGACGAAGAGAAGAGATCGTTTCTTGATAAGTTCGTGGAAGGGCTGGAAAGCGATTACCATGTTGAGGAGAGGATACCGGCTTCTAACCCGTCCGTACCGATGTCAGGTGAATTTGTAAACTACATGCTCGATGAAGGCTCGGGAATGTCATTTTCGGTAGATGATGGATGTAAAAACTCGATAGTCGATTATAACAATGCCAAGAAGGACGTTAATGGAGGGGTGCTGAAAAAAAGAGTAAAGGATAAGATTACAGGACAGTCTTATGAGAGATACGGTCACTTGGTGGATTGTCTGCGATATATTACTGTATGGGTATTCAAGGATGAATATACTCGTTTCTCCTTGAAAAGGAAACGAAGTAAAATTAAACAGGAAAATAAAGATATGAGATATTTTGATATGTCTAAAAATATTCAGGGGACAAGACTTGTATATGTTCTTCCCGAATATGCCGGAAAGTTCATTATCGTTTCGTGCTATGTAAATGAGGGAATATATATAGATAATGTGACATATACAGGATCATTTGATGAGACTGTTCTCCTGTCATTTTTAGAGGGCATATCTCCTGTGGAAGTATTGTTTGAAAGTGAGAAAAATTATTTCCCCATAGCACGGGGCTTAAGGGATAGATATGATGTCAGAATTATGCATAAAAATATGGGAACAGATGCTAGGGTATCTGCTTTTCTGGATTTTATCAAAAATAATGTGATGTTTCGTGCAGACTATGATGAGATCCCGCAATACAATGAGTTTATGGATGGGATATTGGATTATAATGGTTCAGATGATTGCGCTGCAATTTATTCTGTCGCCTCCTTGGCTTATTATGTGTCGAAAAAATATAATATATAATTGGTATATTTTTAAGATATATCAAAGCTTTAATAAAAAAAACATCGGGTATTATACAAAAAGTATTGGTATATTTTTAATATTTTTTTTCTCGTGGGTATTTTTAGGGTATTGCGAAATGATATGACTTTAATTTATCTAAACAACACGATTCAAAACGTGATTTTAAATATAGTTTTAATAAAAAAAATAACCGACAATTAATGCCGGTTACCGTGATAGTATCTTATAGCCTCATTGACATATAATGATACTGATTGCTCCTTATCCAAGATAGAAGCTACATCCTCCTCTATCGTGACAAATATTTTTCTTACACCTCTAACCTTGGGACGTCTTGGCACACCATTGCTGTCCAATATCCTGTATATCGTTTGCTCAGACTTTATATCTGTTTCCTTCATTATCTCCTTGATAGCCATCCCTGCTTTGTACAAGGACAATACCCTAGACTCTTGATCTAGGGTAATAGATCGTCTTCTTGCCATAATTAATATGTTTTATAACATTTATAATTTGTTGCTCGTTATTTCAAAAAGTTACACCTTTGCATCGAACATCAACGATGTTAGTCGCACTTCGGTGCGTGGATTGAAACGACATTAAAAATGTCATTGTGGTTTAAACCACATTTTAATATTTAGGGCAGCGAAGAAATTCGTTGCCCTAACTTTTTATTTATAAAATCTCAATTTTGGTATAGTATGCATTCATCTTTCCAAAGAATGATTCTATTTTTGCTCTCTGATAAGAAGACATTTTGTTATAAATGACATTTTTGTCATCTTCTCTTAAGTAGTATTCCTTTTCATCGTCAGTAAGATTAATAACTATATTAATTGCTCTCCCACTGTATGAATCTGTAAATTGAATTTTTGTCTTCATAGTCTTACGCCGCTTATCCGTTGCCGCCGGTTCTATTATTACCTGTTGTTTTATTATCACAATGTAAATATATAACATTGTGATATAATAGCAAAACAAATCACAATATATTTTCTTGTATTGTGCAATATTTAACATTTAGACACAAAAAAAGAAAACTATATTAATTAGTTATAAGAAGCCAATGTTGAAACAAAAACCAATCTTCTTAAAAAATTGCCATTAATGCAATATTTTTTACTTGCAAGATGAATGAAGAGAATTAATAGAACGGCAAGACTGGCGAGTTTGTTTTTTTATTTCCTTATTACTTCTTTCTGCATCATAATTGAAAAAATCTTCATTCTACAAATTCTATATCATTCAGATTAATCGGATAAACTTCATAGACTACCACTTGGTCAAATTCCCCATATTCATTTTTTTTATTCAAAATGTTTGCTATTAACTAACGTTGTTATTGATGCTTTAATTCAATATGTTCTCATGGATCTAACCAATCCTTACATCGAAGATACAAAAATGTAAAATTATGATAATTAAAAAGTTAATCACTAAAATAATGTTCCGTCTGTCTGTTGAAGTGCATCCGGATGCGGAATGGTTTTAAGCATAAGGGCTGACCTACACCAAGATCAGCCCTTACATTATAGTTATATAATGGTCTACCATTCATAACATAAGTCTACACCTTGAGTGATTTCAAACTTTTAATCTATTTTCTACAAATATTTCAATATCTCAAGCATAGCATTAGCCATTCGAGTCCCTATATATTGATGCCCTATTCTGCCTGGGTGAGTATGGTCTATACTTCCGTTTTCGTGATGATATATCAAGTCACAATTTCCTTCTTGAGACATAGCGTCTGATGAACTGTCCAAAAAAGTACCACTGATCCATTGGGTATCTTTCCGAATTATAGTACGGATATGATTATATACCTCACAGTTCTGCATGTCAATAAATGGAATACTACATTCTCTTGCTACGGATTTTAAAGCCTCATTTCTTTTTTCATGAGTGTTCCCTGATAGATTAGAATCAGGCTGTGGAGTATATTCTCCAAGCAGTATAATATGCGATGACGGCATTGATTTTTTTAAAGATTCAACAAATGTTTTAACTCTATTACGATAACCGTCATCATATTGGTCATTAATAGCACCTCCTAATAACACATAATCCGCATCTTTAAAATAAGTAATATCATCTATGGCAGAGGAAATAGACGGTCTGGAATCCGTATCTGTTACAAGTCCGCGTTGTCCAACTCCTATGTTTATACACTCCATTCCTAACTGCCAGCAACATATTGATGCCCATCCCATTGGAGCAAATTCACCTCCTGCCGTAGCTTCTGTAATGCTACTTCCTGCAATAACAGCCAGAGGCTGTTTTAATGTTACTTCAGACACTGTATAGGAATTAGAATACCGTAGCGAATACACTAATGATGAATTCTCTATTATGATTTCACGTTCAATCGCGCTGGCAAATTTAATCTGTGTATAGCTCCTCCATCCATTCTCTGTCAATATATCAATAGCCTTTTCTCCGAGTCTCATCCAGCCATTTCCTTCGTTGACAAGTATACTGATAGCAGTTTTTCCCCTGTGCCCTAATTCGATAGCGTCTCCATTGAACATGAATTTTAAAGGTAAAATTCCACCTCTTTGCCCTGATAAGGTTACTGTCTTGTCAACTGAATAGATATAACTTGTTTGATCTATTCCAATACGATGCTTGCCAAACAAGAATAAGGCTGCTGGATTAATCTTCCCATTTAAAACAAATAGTAATTCTTTGGCATCCTTAATTAATGGAAGAGACGGATAATGGTCGGAAGATTTACGGCTTTCAATTTGATAGCTTAGACGATATATTGTCGGATTAGGCATTAAGGACAGACTACCTTCCTGAGTCAAAGATATCTGTCCACTTTCCGACAATGATATGCCGTTTCCTACAATTAATTTATTCTGCTTAGTATCCAGATCTTCTTTAGTTGCAAATTTTGACGTATCTGATCCGTTTACGATAATATCAGGTGCCAGTTTTTTTTGCTCATACGGAATAAAGTATTCTTCGTAATGAGTGGGGGTATCATCAGATATCATAAGCACTCCATATTGTTTGTTCATCTCAAAAACGTTCACATCTACATTCCCCTTATACCAAGTATAAGCTATCTTACAATTCTCTTCAACTTGATATGGGAACGAAGGGAAGGCGGTATCGTTTATCCGCTCAACCCTGCCGTCAGAATGCCAAAGCGTAATAAATTGATTTGGATTATACTTAATCCAATTAACTCCAATTCCATCTGATACCGAAAGAAAATAACCGCATTGGATTATATTACCGGCGCTTACAGTTATAACCTCAGACGAAAGATAACTTTCATTTTCTTTAAATTCACCAGTATTTGCATCATAAAAACCAATCTTGCTGTTCTTATTCCACCAATTTATTGGATTGACCATTTCTATGGATATATCAGCTTTTTTTTTATCCAAGTCTGACAGTTCCTGCCTTGTCGATAGATCCTGATCGTCAACTGAGATAATGTTTCCAGATATTAATATTCTATCACCCGGCAATAGTCGTTCTTGTTTAATTGACTCTTTGGTCAACATAAACTTGGTTTTTATAGAATCGGAGTTTAAACAGAACACAAGCAATGTTTTCGCTTCGGATGGAACTTCTAATCTTTCAAAATATAAGGGGGTATTTTCGTATGCTTCCTTAATAGAAATCAACGTATTTTTATTAAAATCAGAGCTTGATTTATAAAATGCATAGACTGCTCTGCGGTAACTACCGGAATACAAGACTGTACCTCTATATATAAATATATTCCCAGCGGAACATTCTGTCTTATAAACAGCATGATTTTTACTGTTAGATGTTTTAACTTCTCCTGTATTAAAGTCTATATACTTGTTTTCACCTATTAGGCTAATTTCAGCCATATTCGAATACGCATTTGATTCGACCATTAGGCTATTGTCCAATCGTTCCCAATATGACGCATCTGATATATAATTAACATCAATGTCATATCCCTTATACTGATATGTTTCGGTCACGCCTTGCATGTTTCTAAATGTCATAATCACATTATACCTTGACAAATCTGTATATGTATTACGTAGATAGGACTTTAACTCTTGTGAGTTTATTAACTCACCAAAAGTATTATAACTAATATTGAGACTTTTTTGAATGTCTATAATAACATTCATTGCATGTAATTCAGATATTTCCGTAGTCAGACTCTTACGCGTTTTGGGATTGACCACCGCATCAGTTATAGTAGCCGGGTAAATGGTTTGTCCACCTTTGGTCAGTTTATGCATTTTTGCCATAATATCTCCTGTTTTAGCCTAAGTTCCGCCGGAACTTGGACTATTGTTATTTTATGTAATTATTTATTAACTCTTAAAATCACTCAGCACATCATCATACTCCTTATCTGACAGAGATACGCTCTGCACCGCATTGTATGCGGCATAATCCGGATAGGGCATGATCTCCGCTGTGCTCTCATCCGTCTTTCCGGTAGTCAGCACAATCCCTGTATCTTCAATAGATACAAGGTTGCAGATGCCCTCTCTAAAGTCGGAATCAGAGATGAAGTATTCTCGTTTGACCTTTAACATGCCGGGAGAGAAACCGGGGTTGTCAAAAGCGACAAGCAGACTGCCATCTTCCATACGGCTGCAACCCACATACTCTTGTCCGTCAAAGGAGGCTATGAACTTCCCCTTGAACGGATTGAAGTAAGTAAACCGGAAGGGAGTTGATATGTCTCCATTCAGGTTCTTCTCTATAATTTTAAAATCGGATTGGTAATTAATTTTCATAACTATAATATTGATGTAACATCGTCTATCTCCTCGGCTTTCAAGATGCCGGAAAGGTCAACACTTCCACCGCCTCCGGTTGTTCCTGTTTCGCTCCATACGCCTCTCTTCGTACATTGATATATAGGACCCGGTATGGTATCTCCCACGACAGCCCAGTCGCCCACAACAGGAGATGGGACAGCAGCCTGCAATGCTTCTACCGTAGAAAACAATCCCTTGTTGCGGACACTGTTCTGCTTGACCTTATCAATCTCGATAGAAGTCTTACTAAAATTGTAGTTAAGCCGATCTGCCGCCTCACTCCAAGTACCTGTTTTATTAATACTATTAAGTTCCATATCACTTTCTTACCTTTAACACTCCATTTGTCACTATTCCTTCAAGTGTTTCATATTCCACATATACCTGCCCGGAGCTGACGTTATCTTTAGACGGCCAATTACTGCATTCAATATTTGCCACATATTTAGACACAGCCCCTCCGTCATATACCGGTTTCATCCCAACCAACAGAGTTTCGCCTTTAGAGCCATAGAAAGAAACGTTATTGGGAGTAAGAATAATATCCGTATTTTCCACATGATTCTGTATTCTGATACGTTCCGGATATACAGTCGTTTCTTGTATCAATTGGTCCCCTACATATTTCCGTAGAATCAAATCACCATACTCCCATCCGTCTGATGATGTGTCGAACCTTAATATCAAGGTGGCATGTCCTTCAGTCGTGTACATTTCAAGAGTATTTTTATCCGGATCAATGACAATGCGTTTCCCGTCAACAGATGTTTCTACTTTTCCGCGGAAAAATCCGCCCAAGGCTTCAACCACACCTCTGAACTTACCACCCAAGGCATAAATATAGCCACGAAGGAACGTATCGCCACCATGAGTGGCAACAAAGTTCGCCATATTCGCCCATTCCGTATCTGTGGGCTGGTAATCGGGGTCATTACGAAACCTCATCACGGTTCTAATAGCCTGTTCAAGTTTTCCTCCTGCCCAAAATGCTACATCATCATCATCATTGTATATGCCGCTCACTCCGGCTGTGACCTTTTGCATCTTACCATCCTTGTAGTTGCCTAGTTGGATCATATTAGCTAGTATCAAACCGCCAAGGATATCCACAGATCCATCCTTGATTGCACTGGCGATATAATTGATTGACTGGAAACCGGCTGTTGCCTTGTCATTGTCAAGAATTGAAGGCTTCCAGTCAGTAGCAATGGTCCCACGCTCTAGTTGAAGGTCACAAACGGTTGCGGTACCACTGATAAGAAATATACCACTGCCATTGAAGGTGATCTTATGGGTATATCTCTGATAAGAGGATGTGAGAGGTTGAGAAACACTGAAAGAACCGCACGAAACAGACACAGACGTACCCTTTGCTTTATAACTGATAACATAACTTTCTCCTTTAATCAATGATACGGACTGGGACAAACTACCGATTGCGGCAGAGTACCCGGAGCCGGCATCACTGTCCGCAGATACGGTAGCCACTCCCGTCCAATATTCTAGTTGCTTGCTAAAAAGTTCGGTATCCGCCGATAGCTCGGTAGCGGCAGACAGGTCCTCTGTCTCATAATCTCCGGTAAACCCGGAATTGCGCAACAGATTGACCGAGCCGACAGCCGCATTGTCTATCGCATCCTTGGCCTCTTGGGCAAGATCTGCGGCCGCCTGTATATCATCCGGCAGACCTTCCATATTACGCCATCCGGTGGAACCCTGCTCGATATGGAACATACCCTTGATATCAACACCTTTATCCTGAGTGTATTCCATGTAAGTGGTCCGGTCCTTGTCGCCAATATACGTATCTCCGTACACCTTCATCCGGGCCTTGCCGGTAGATTTGTCAAAATCAAAAGAAATGACGTCTTTCCCGGTCAAGGTAAAATCATTAATACCCTGATACATGATGATAGACGGAGAAACTTCGTTCACCGAAGAGAGAATTATCGCCGCCTGTCTGGTGATATCAGTCTTATGGCCCAATCCCACGATATCATCACCTGCCACCGGAACATCGTTCTCGACATTAGGATCACACACGGTCTTGGACAGGTCTATATAATTCTCACCTACTGCTGTGACCAACCGCCAGTAATAGCGGTTGCCGACATGATGAGAAACGCCAGTCTTGATATTGCACTCCTGTGCGATGGCGAGAGATCCCGGAGTAAACTGGTTCTCTATCTCAATTCCGTCTTCCTCTTCCTTGAAATAACAACGGTAGACATCATCCAACTCATCCACACGGTTGCATTTCATGCCTGCATGGGAAATCACCTGCTCACCACCTACATACGTCTTCTTCTTTACTTCAAGCTCGTCAAAAACGGCTTTGACCTTGACATACAGATAATCAACAACAGCCTGTGACATACCGTTCTCAAGTACAGTAATTCCACTACCGTTCTTACCTATCAAAAGGCCTTTCAAGAAAGTGATCAGACCGTTGGCGGTGTCGGCGATATCTTTGCGGAGGAAGTATTTGGAAAGTTCCTCTATATTTGCACTTCCCGATATGGCAACAACCCGGTCTTTATTGGTCCTTATGTAAATAGAAGGATTCTTATCATCATTATGTATGTATATCTCACCCTCATTCAACCCTTCCAATCGCTTTTCAAATGATGGGGATATTTTCGGTATAATCGGATTTCCTTCTGCATCCGTTTCCGAACCGTACCACAATATCTTTATAGGATGATTTCTAGCCATGATTACACATAATTTTCGTTAACAAAAGCAGCTTGCGCCTTCTTGTATTTTAACACATCGTCCTCTTCAGGATTAGTTAGCAAAAATGCTATACCTGAAGAAGAAGTTGCGATCTCAGTTTTGCCTCCGATCCCAGCAATATCGTTTTCTCTAGGGCGTAAAGTCACTTTATATATAAACATCTGTTTTTTACCTATTGTATCAAGCTTTTCCGGGACAGAATCCCCTTCCCGTACATACAAATTACCGTCTATGTTGACGTGAGAAAGGCAAAGTACCTTATTTATAAACTCCGCTATATAGTACGGAACGCCACAACTTGTCCCGAAAACAAAATCAAATGTTTTATAAGGGAGAGAATACATTTCTATTATCTCCTGCTTCTGATTCACAAACTGTTCGTTTTCAACTTTCAACTCCACCCCATCCGGTTTGAATCCTCCTATTATTCTGAACTGAAACATCTGCTGAACATCATCAATCCAGAATATATTATCAAATGCAGAATTATTATCCTTATGGGAATATTCAATCAATATAGAATCACCTATATTCTCACACACACAGAATTCCTCACATTCCTTATCGCCTATAGTTACTGTATATATCCCCTCCGAGGGAGATAATGAGGCATAATACATCTTAATGCTTTCATTTACATCATAAGTGAGCAGTGTTATCTTGGAGGAAATATTGCCGATCTTATTATTTAAATAAGCTGAAGGTTTTTCGCCGTTATCACAAAAGATTTGCAGCAGGATGTTGTCTGACACAGAAAATACTTGTCTGAAACATCCTGCATTTGAATATTTATATTTCAGCGGTTTGAAGAATAACGGGCAAACATCTCCGATTGATATCATGGTCTTTTCGTTAGTTTCTAGTAACTTGTGACTTCACAAGCTTTCATTGCAAATATAACAATTAAAATTTGAATCTTTATAACGAACTAAACTTTTTTACGATCAAAGTCACCTTTGAACTTTGTGATTTTGTAAAATTGTAATCAGCCTGCTGATAATATCCCTGTACAACTTTGCCTTGGTATTCCAGTTCAACAATTCCTGTAAGATCTTCCGGGAGTTCCACATCCGAAGTCTCAAATTCCACCTCCGCCACAGTAAACATCCTTTTTGAAAGAATTATATCCCTACTTTCCCCCATTCCATCAATACCCACATCACTATTACCATCTGATGACGCAAAAGTAAGCATCTCAACAGATGAGCCGATGTATGCTTCATTGGCCAAAACCATAGAAGAAGGGGAAAACATGGCATTGAACATTGTGTCAGGGCTGAGAACGCCACCCATAAGATAATCTCTGTTCAATATATACTTAAGTCCAGATGAATCAGATTTCACCCCTACCATAAATAAATCAGTGTCACTTTCGTTGTCTGTAGTATCTTCACCTATCTTGTCAGCAAGAAACTCTATGCCGTATGCGTCCGCACGGTATGGAGATATCATTTCAAGGCTATTGTCCGTCATGGTCACGCCTGTGGTATATTCATTCGTAAAACGGAACTCGTCCTTTCCATTAGCCGTATCGTAATCCTGCTTGTCAAAGCCTATCCGTATGCGAGAATACACCAATGCAGAATTAACCTTCATCTCATAATCAGATAAATCATCTATCCTTTTGACAACATTATTCGAGAAGTATTTGCTTCTATGCCGGAAAGTTACTGTATTCCCGGATATGTCGTAAGCATAACCAAACACGTAACTCATCCAGTTTGCAAATTTGGTGAAGGATGTATATATTTTGGCTCCAGGAATCTTACGGGCTGATTCAGCCGCCAAGAGCATACAATTATCAAGCCTTCTATCTCCTGTCCCCTCAATCACTCCAGTCAAACCATCTTTCTCTCCATTAATACTTTTAAGCAGTCTGTTCAGCAATGTATCGGGCTTTATAACATCCATCTCAACAGGGTTTATTCGATTTTTCCATGATGCTTTAAAATAACTTGATGTTGAGACTTTGTATGGCAAATCCGGCAATACAGGTACAATCTCTTCTTTCTCATTGACATACATAGCTCTCACTATTATTTTATCATTATGCAAAAGACTTATATTGTACGATTCCGAAACCTTCTTTTCCACTGGCGTTTCTGATTCTGTCGTAAGTTCAAAACTTCCTATCACCGTTTCCGTAGTCACCGCTTCCCCATTACTATCAATATCATTACTTATCTTCATAATCTGGAGCCTCACACCTCTTACATCATATCCCAAAGCACCAGACTGATATTTCCTAAACACAAACATATCAATATTAAACTCTATATTTATCTTAATTGATTTCAGAGCCTTTATCGAATATACATCATCACCACCTACTGTTTGATCATTAAATTCAAGAGACCCCTTTATTAAGGAATCACTGGCAGTTATATATATTGGCATTGGTGACATTTTCTTACTGAAATAAACATTAATAAGAGTGTCATCGTCCTCCAACGTATCACCTGTAGGAATCCATTTTGCTGATTCTGAAAGTTCAAGTCCGTCATAAACAAGAGGAATGGGGCTTTTCACCTCTTCGACCGAATATTCATATTGAGTTCCTTTTTTTGACTTTATCATGGACGCCACGCTATCATCCACGGCATTTATCTGTAAAATACGACCATTATCCTGCAATGTAGAGAAATTGAGAGCGCAACTAAACCGTTCATTATACAACCAACTGTTATTTCTTGTACTTATTATTATTGAGGCAGAAGCATTCAAATAATCTTCATCATATTGTTTTAACAGCAATTTTCTAGCATCCCCAGCAAAAGAAAATTTGTTGGAAAATGTACGGATAACACCGTCATAGTCATTTCTCTTGAAACTAGCCTTCACCTCGTCCCAATTCTCAAGATCATCAGTAACCCTGTACTTCAGACCATTTATAAGTAACTCACATCGATAATACATAATTATTTCTTTTTACGATTCAACCCATCGATTTCGTCACATGTCTGCCTTACAAGACAGGCATAAGATCCGGCGGTCCATTCTTTCGGATTGATATACATCTTATTATACTTCCCAATAGCGACAACTTCATTTATAAATCCACGTTTTGTAGGCTTCTCCTTCAGTCCCTCATTCTTTTCCTTACTTATCTTATCCAAATCATATTGTGCACGGGAATTTAATGCGGATATTCTAGCATTCATAGCCATTACATCACCTTTTTTACACGAATAACCTATCTTCATCAGAATATCACGCACCTCATCATACATTTTCAACTTCATCATGTTCTCACATGCCTTCATGCACTCCACAGTCATTGCAAGATTCATACGCTCATTACAATTCAATATCTCAGAGAACAACTGTTTGCTCCCGACAATTTCTACATAGTCATTGATAATTTTTGCCGATACAGCCCCTTTGTCCTCACCGTCAAATTCAATAGTATTGCTATCATTGGTATAAATCTCTATAAAAACGGACAAGGGAAGTTCATATATGTCACTTGTATACCTCATAATCAGATACTTTTTGAAAATTGCTGATAATTGTTTTCTCTTATCGCCTTGGCTAATTTTGCAAATCCTATCTGCTGTGATTTTTCCAGATGCCCTATCTTTTTCTCCAGTTCACTATAATCATTAACTATTGATACAGGAGGAAGATCGTTTTCGCTTCTATATGCCATAAGACCATCAAAATCATTTGCATGAGCCTTTATCCTGTCCATATCCACTGCATAAGGTATAACCTTCGCACCTTTAGGGATGTCAACCAAAGTAGGGACAGACGGAGTAATATACGCTCCTTTTTCAGTAACGATTGTTTCAGGGACACCACCATCACCCACTACAGCCAATCCGCCTTTATGCGAATCAGTACCCTTGGCATACTTCGGAATAGGAGTCGCTATAATAGTAGCAAGCTGTATCGCTCCCATAGCACCTAGAGCAGCTATCATAGGTATTGCAGCAGGGAAGCCCAATTGTTTTATCGTCTGCAAAATACCACCTGCTATCTGTATAGCCGCCTCAGCTATACTGGTAGCTTTCTCAAACTTTGCCTGTTTTGTTCTTAATGCAGCTTTTTTCTTCTCCAATTCGGCATTCTTTTGTGCCGTTTTATCTTCCGCCGCACGTTTACGCGCTTCGGCTTCTTCAGTTGTTATAGCACCTCTTTCTTCTAAAACCTCTATACGGGAAATTTCCTCTTCACCAGCTTTCTCATTCGCTTCCTGTTCAGCCTCAATAGCTTCAATCTGGCGATCATAAATGGATGATATCATTTCACCAATTCCACTAACCATAGAAGCCCACATCTCGGTAGTTCTTTCCATCTTCTCACCGTCTGTAAGTTCTTTCCAAACACCCGATATCTTATCAGACATAATACTGAATCCCTTATCCATCCCATCAAATATACCGGCAAACGGGCTATCGATATCCGATGCAAGATCTTTCAATGCAGAAGAATAACCTTTCAACACTTCAAAATTCCTTCGTGTGATATCCTGTTGCTCTTCCGCTTTTTTCAACTGATCATCCGCATTTATAGAACCTATCTCTGCTTCCATAGCCTTTATGGATTCTCTCAGCATTTCAATTTGTTGCTTGCTTACCACGCCCGATGCCTCCGCTATCTCAATCATTTTTTCAGCAGCATCTATCTGTATCTGTAATTGCTCGTTTGCGGCTTTCCGCTCCAGTTCACGCATGGCTTCATCGTATTCTTTTCGCGATAGCAGCCCTTTTGAATAATTTTCTGTTATAATGTTTTCAAGTTCCTTATATCCAGTACTTGTAGCTGCTATACGGAGAGATGATTGTTCCTCTTCCAGTCTGAGCATCTCATCAGTATACTTTTTCTTTTCCTCGATCCTTTTTTTCTCAGCCTCTGCCAACTTCTTAGCATATTCCTCATTCTCTTTCGCTATCTTCTGCATTCTCTCTTGGCCCAACATTTCCCGAAGTTTGTTCTCTTCCTCAGAATATCCCTTTACAGCTGCTATCTGGTCTTTATATTCTTTCTCTATGGCAGCAAGATTACGTTCATGCTCATCCTCAATGAGAGAAACGGACAAGTCAGCCATTTTATTCCTAAGATTCCCCATGTATTGCGCTAAATCATCTGCGGCTTTTGATGTTTTCTTAGGATCAAATAAAAGATCGTCTATATTAACCGAATCAGCTAATTCTTTAATTTCATTTTCTACTTTTTTTAATTTGTCATAAACCTCATCAGCTTCTTTCTGAAATTTTGTCGCTTTTACGGATTCAGGTAAGGCTAAAAGAAGTGGACCTTCGTTCGCCTTTTCTTGATATTTTAATGATGCTTCTGAAGATTTTCTTATCAATTCGTTATATTGAGTTTGTAAAGCAATACGCTCTTTTGCTTTTTCTACCATAATATCTTCTGTAGCGCGTGCTTTTGCAACAGCAACTATAGAAGCTGCTAAGTTTATATAACTATCGGAAGCATTACCTACGAGAATATTTTCATCTTTTATATTATTAAAATATGTCGGATATTCCCTTTTTAACTCTTTTACGGCAGTCAAACGTTCTTTCATTGGTCTTTCAAGATTTGTCGCTGCTCTATATAAGATATTCAATCTTACCGCTTCGTCCTGAGCATTTTTAGCCCCATCAAGTTGGACCTTATTGAAATCTTTTTGCAATTCTTCCAAAGCATCCAACTCTTTTCTCGCATCAAACAGGCTACCCACCCATTTGGTTATCTCACCTCCATAACTCGATAAAAGAGTTATCCCAACAACTAAAGCCGTCTGCCAACTAAGAAGGGAACTCAATACCTGCTTAAATACAGGTATAGCTGTTTGATTTGATTTTTTAGCCAACTCATATTCAATTCTCGCTTTCTTCAACTCATCAACAAACATAGGAAGGTTATTGGATATGGCAAGAAAGAAAGTATTGGCACTAACAGACAAAGCCGGAAGTTCTCTCGCAATCTGTTGTATGGAAACATTAAGGCCATTCCAACCAGAAGCATAATTACCCACATTACGTTGGTAATTGCCCATCTGTGCATCTATATCCTTTAATTGTTGATTCAACTTGCCGATATTGTTCAAGATATCCATACCTTTTGCTCCCTCGCGTGCAGCTTGTGAAAGGTTATAATATTCCTTTTCCAACTGAAGCATTGAAGCCTTCATCTCGTTATAGCTTCCTGCTGTGGCAATCGCTACCTGCGTATGATTTCTCAATATCGCCGAATACTGTTTATTCTGCTCTGTCAGCATGCGTAACTGGGATACCGTAGCATCTCTTTTGGACTTGTATTCCTCTTCGCTGATAGCACCTTTCTTATACTCCTTCGATAATTCCCTCAGAGATGTTCTTAAGACTGAAATTGTTTCTTTGTTATCACTTAATCTACTGTTCAATTCGGAGGCTTGTGTATCAAAAGCCTTTACCGTCTGACGGATTGAATCAAAATCAGCAGCAGTCATGGATATTTTCTTAGATGCCTCTTGGAATGAAACAGAAGCAGTTTCCGCATCCTGTGACACGTTCTTCAAGTCTTCGGAAGCACCTCTCAAATTTACTTTTACTTCCGTTATCTTGTCTGCCAATGTATTCAATGGTTTGGTAAGAAGCTCTATCTTACGGGAAATATCGGTCAATAACTTTAATTGACTAGCCTGTAATTCAGACAACCTATTTTGAGAAGCATATAATTTGGTAATTGTAGCATTATAACTGTCAACTTTAGACTGGTATTCTCTTAGATTACCCGGCTTAAAATTTATGCCATCACTTAATTGTTTTGTAAAATTCGCATATTCGGAAGATGTGGTTTGAATATTAATCCTTATCTCATTCAACTTCTTAACGATGTTAGGATCAATCGCATCAGTAATTTTAAATTCTGCTCCTGCCATGGTCTTTTCGTAAGTTTTGGGTAGTGCATGACTTCATGCACCTTCTAAGAGCAAAGATAGTGATTTTATTGATATTATGAAGGTGAGGAAATAAAAAAGGGAGAAGCAAAAACTTCTCCCCGTGAAAAATAATTTATTTAAATTACCAATCATCATTTTCATTGCCCACAAGACCATTCTTCACAGCTTCTTCTATTTTATCCATAATAACATTGGAATATGCATGAGCCATAATCAATGCTTTAGACGATGTTTTCTTTGCCTTATGCTGATCTTTGGGGCTGAAAGGATAACATGTTTCTATACCCCATTTTTCTGTTTTCTTTGTCGTGTCCGCAGGCTGTCCTGTTGTACCAGCAGAAAAAGCCCCCATCCATCCGCCTCCGATGTTCTGCTCAACCTCATAATATTGAAGCGTATATGTAACACGAATTTTTTTATCTTTAATATCAACTTTTATAACAGGGTGGATGTTAACATTATAAGCTGTCATTCCTCCAATATGTTGAGCGATTCCTCCCACAAATCCTTTAGCAATAATTACTCCCGCATCCTTATCATTCAATTTAATTACTGAGTTCGCATCGTTAAAAGACTCCGCAAACCAATGGTTTAAAGTAATATATAACTGCTCTTTAGTCTGTTCCCCACAATTAATTATCTGCTCATAGGTCAAACTCTGATTCTTATCCAATACCAATGAAGAACCTAAATTTTCAGCCGCATCCACCCACTTATCACCATAATTTTCCTTTGCATATTTTTCTAATTCTTCCGCTCTCATTACTTGAGCACTCAGATTCATACTGAATAATGAAACAATCATTAAAAATAATACTTTTTTCATATAGTTATAATAATTTGGTTATTTTCAGCAAAATAATATACTTTTGAAATCAAATCAAAACATTACGACATATTTGTTTTCAATTTAGAATGTTGTCTAAATAAACTACAAACATAGCGTTTCAATCTTTATGTTTAAATTTAACCTTCTCACTTCTTTTCCCAGTGCATACTATCAGTTTGAGATGTTTGCCGTATATCCGTTCAAGTCTATTATTTTGTTCTTCCATTTTTTGAAGTATAATTTCAAGTTTATCTATTGTTTTCATAGTCTTTTCGGGTTATGTTGCGAATCGCAACGTTAACGGATGTAAATAGTCTGCCCACCTCGTAAGATAAGGTGGGAAAGACTTGATTAATAAATAATATTGTTATTACATATTAAGAAGATATTCTCCTAATGCATGAGCTTTTTCTCTTGAAATAAAAGCCACACTGTCACGCTCATGGTCTTCAGGATCTGATATACACACTGCTATCATATCGTATTCGGAATGTGATACTGTTATATTTACTGTACCATATTCATCTTCCATTGTCGCATATTGAGAAAAAAGGCCCTCTCTTATTGCCATTTCGGTAGGATTCCCATTCTCGTCAATCAATCCATTTTCTAAAGCTATTTTTTGAAGATCCTCCACTGAACATCCCAACTTATCTGCTACTTCATCAAATGTTAAGCTATTATTCATTTTTATTTCCATGATCATGCAGCCATTAAAGATTTAAACTTATTCAGAAAATACACCTGACCTTTACCTGTAACGTAACAGGTATGTTTTATAAAAATGGGATTTTCACCCGATACTATCGGTCTTTCTTTCACGAAGAACAATCCCATTTCTGCCGCCCTCTGTGTAGGCATATAGTCATTTATATATTTATTCTTCGATCTGCTGTATCGCTGCCTTCTGATAAGGAACTTGTTCTCTACCATCCATTCATAAAGCCTTATTTCTCCAATCTTATATCCGTTTTGGGTGATAAGTTTCGCAAGATCTCCTATGAGAATATTGGTAGACGAACTTGTAAAACATTCTTTGAAAACTACAGCGGGTTTTGTTTCTTCTATAATAGACTGCTTCTCCTGTTCCTTCTTCTGCACTTCCAATGCCAATCGTTGCTTTTCCTCCCGTTCGCTCTTTAGCTGTGTGGCAAGACTGATAACCAAGTCGGGATTGTTAATCATTTGCTCCAGGGTTGGCTGCGTGGCGGTCATGCCGTATTGAAGAAGCTCTTTGATACGGTCGTTACACCATAAATAGAAGTCGGGAGAAAGCCATTGTGCAAATACCAAAGCAAGGTCTTCATGCATCCAAGTGCCTTGATTGTTACCTCCTTGATTTACAGTAACTAAACCCGTTGCGGAAATTCCCGTTTTGGCTGATAATGAACTAATTAACTCCTTCGTCTGTTTTGTTGACAAAAAGTCATTACAACGTTTTCCAAACGGTTTAGCCATTTCTGTGGCATTTACCATTACACTATCGCCTTTCTGAAAGGTAATAGGACTTCCATTGTATTGGAAGATTTGATTTTCATTCAACTGTCGCATAATAATGAAAATTAAAAGTTAATAAATAAAGAAAGCAGAGAATTTCTCCAACTTGCGACAGTTCCATATCGGCTTTGGGGCGAATATGTACGGAGAAACCTCTGCTTATATTTTAAGCAATACTTCAATATTGGGCATAAAAAATCCCCAATCCGAATATGATAATAAAACTGTCGCACTGCAAAGTTACAACATTTTTTCAAACAAACAAATAATGAAAATATATTTTTCATTGTTATTTTCACACGCATAATATCCATCTTTCTAATGACTTTCAACACGCCACAATATGCCTTACCTGTAATTTCTGCAATTTGCAGTGAACTTATTGTTCTTTTTTCGCCATTTTCCCCATCAATAGGTACTAACTTATTAAAATTTTCCATATCTTTGCGATATAAAATTAATATTGTTCCCCGTTGGCGGCTCAGTCACTTCCGCCTCCGGGGATTTATTTTGACTGATTGTAGCAGGTGAGGAATCGAACCTCATTGTGCCATTATTCACTCCTGCTTTCCTCCCTTATACTATCCACGCTTGGAATCGTATAAAAATAAAGTCTCGTAATAGGTGCAAGCTCATCAAGTAACGACTTGCACTTGTTACAAATGCAAAGGTAATGATGTTTTTATCTTACACAATGGTATGAATATTAAACAATTGACAATATAAATCCAATATAACTTGCTAATTTAAATGGATTTTTCATAATTCGTTCTTTGATTTAGTGATACAATTGGTTAAATGATGAACTTACCAGTCAGGAAACCGTTTATGAAGTAGGCTTGGCCTTTCCCGGTAACTTTGGTTGTTATAGTAGTACGCAACACTCCATCATTGCCGGATCGTGTGCCTTTCTTCAATTCAAACAGACCTTGTTCAACATATTGCTGATTAGGTATATTTCTACGTTCACCAACACTCCCTAAATAATGATTATTGCGAAGCCACTCAAACAGTCTGTTCTGCCCAACATGGAATCCATTTTGAGATATTATCTTAGCCAGTTCACCTATAAGACATGAAGAACGACTTCCTATTACAGCATCAGCAAACAGAACTTTTGGGGCTTGTTCTTCCACCTTCTTTTCTGCTTCAATCCGTTTCTGTTTTTCTTCTTTCAGAGTAGTAGCAAGTTGAATCAGAAAGTCGGGAGATGTAAGAGCCTTTTCTATAGTATCGGACGTCATATACGCACCGTACTTACGAATGGAGGGCAATATTTCATGTGTAACCCATCTTCTATATGGTTTTACTTTCTTGCTAGAACTAAAAAGAAGAACGTCATAGAAGGCTGATTCTGTTATAAACGTAGCAAATGAATTCCCATTCACGTATAAATCAGGATTTAGGGCGTGTAAATCAAGCAGTTGCAAATCTTCATCGTTTAATCTTGTTTTTACTGATGAAGGATTACTCAACTCAACTGCATTGCAAACATCAGCTAAGCAGAAAAGCGGTTCTTCGCTTGTTCCAGCTACTCGTACTTCGCCAAATACATCATTCTTAAATATTTTAATCGAATTATCCATATAATAATTTTAAAGTTTGCTCTTGTTATTCGTTATAGTTTATACCGTACCCTATCCCTCACCTACCTAATATTTAATTAGGAGACTGGGTTAACATTCAGACTACATAATATAACTGAATGTTTGTGCTGATTATACAGTTCCGCCCTCACCTACCTAAGAGTCTTATCTCTTAACTTGTATCTCGGTCTCTTGTCAAAGTGGTAAAATCTTTGTGAGTCGCCTGTCGTTGGTACGTGGAACGGAGCAGGACATTACAAGAGTTATAATCAACAGAAGAGCCTTTTTATCTCACGGCTGTCATTGGTTTAATCCAAAGTTCCGCACGGTGGGCACTGATAGAACCGATTGTATGGATTTTATCTAACTAATAGGAAAGAAAAAATCCGTTGCTAAAGTCGAGCGGCAACGGATTTCCAAATATAAAGAAGGCTCACGTTTGAGCGATTGTTTAATCATGTGTCTGTTGCCGTTCGACTTGCAACGGGTACAAAGGTAAATGATGTTTTTACATTATACAACACATTATAAATCAGCACAAAACGATCTAAAACATATCGTAACGAACAGTAATACAGAGTAACGCACAGTAATTAATGATATGGTATTTTTACACTATAATTTAGACAAAATCTAAATTGCAACATAAATGATAGTTTTGTTTTTCAATTAAAAAATAAATATCTTTTCGCACAAGACATTTGAGGAAAAATCAATATTTACATTGGGAGAACATTGGGATATTTCCGGTAATACAATTTAGTCAATGTAGATTTAAGGCTGTTATAGTCTTTGATAAAGCCTAAATCTATCCATTGAGCTATCTGTAATTCTAACTCATATAATTCGCGGATTTTATCTTCATCGCCAATCTTATTACGCATTTCTGATTCATGTTTGCCATAAACTATGATGTTTAGAGACTTGGCTAAGTCCTTAATCTTTTTCTGGAATATATCCCCAGGGAGTATTGAACAAACGGCACGACACATAGCAGGATAAGCATCTCCAGCTAAATTACGGTATTGAATCATCTCATCATATACGAAGCGTATTACCTTTACTTCAAAGCGAGGATTAATCCACATGGCAAATTTGGTAAATAAGAAAGGATGCATCCATACTTCTTCTTTAGGTCTGCCAGCTTTACCCTTCTCTTTAACCTTACTCTTCTTAACTACCTGATTATCAATTTTAGGGGAATTTTCCCCTAAACCATTTTCACGTTCTTCAGCTATGAGCGCTTCTATAAAATCTCCAGTTCTTTTAGCCAAAAGAAACTCATCCATTTTTCTTTGTTCATTTCCTTTTACTGAATTCCATTGACGTAACAAGTCCCCACCGTCAAAATAGCCATCTTTTGTTCTCTGACTAACTGTAAATTCACCCATTGGGCGAATCATGATTTGATTCGTTTTCATGTCTTTTCGTTCACAAGATGTTCCGTACATCTTAATACGGGATATAAAAAATGCGGCAACCGATATAGAGGAGTCGGCCACCGCATCATATCCATTACTCTTAATGAATATATAATATCTTTCTATGCGAAACCTCTATCTATCGCTGTTGCTAAATTAATAAATAATACGGGAAACGCCAAAATAATAGAATGATAAAAATCACCATTTTACGGAAATATGAATTCTACAAACTCACCCGACCAGTTTTCACCTTCACGACAGAACTTATACACATCTCCAACCTTGTATAATATATAAACACATTCATCCATAACAGCAGCCTTCTCTGCGATTGAACGCATATGTTCCATCTCCCTCATTGATTTATTTCCTTGGCACAAGCAGTTTTTCATAATTCGCACCTCCTTATAAATTTATCAATAGAGGGCATAAGCCTGTACGTAACATAATGCCTCCTTGCTTTGGAGCTTACCTTGAAAATTTTATAACCATATTTCTTCTCAATATCAGAACCAAAAGAAACGCCATAGCTGGCAATCCTTATACCATTTGATATTGGTATTGCCGTGATGGAACTATAAAAATCTCCACGTATGATAAGGTTTGGAGTATTATTTCCTCTTGCAGAAAAACCCAAATATGAAGGCTTTGGTTTCTGTATCTTTGTCTTCCAATTCTTATAGCGTTCGGCATTTTTCCTCCAATGCTCTCCATAAGCTTTTTTAAAGTACGGGTCCTCTGTATATCCGGGAATTAAAGGACTTTCATCGCCATCAACACCACTATATAGCTGTTCTCGTATATATTCCTCAAACTGAGGAACATCCCTTTCCATCTTATCCCTTATCATTGGCTGAATGCCATCAGCCAATTTCTTCCAACATCTCGCGTATTCCTCCAATGTCATAGCAAAAACGGGGGATCAATCTCCCCCGCCTCCTAAATTACTGTTATTGATAATCCTATTATATACGGAAACCAGCCTTGATTTCCGCCTTTCTCTAGAAATGTCCTTCCAGAATACATCTATATTCTGAGCGACAAACTCATCCAATGAAAGCTTAACCACTTCGGATTCTATAAATGTGACTCCATTAATTCTCATTGTACCCATTGTTCAATTCCAATGACCCCATTAGCCTGTAAAATAGAAGGAGATTTAAGCACCGGTACACCTCCTGTCGCTGTAAGCACACCGTTACTGTATTCCAGTGCTGACGCACCAGAAACGACTGTTGAAGCCTTATTAGACAATACAGTGCCATAATATGCAGTAAGGTCTGTGCGGTCATAGTGATCCACGAGTTTATATGTATTCTCAGGAGATGCCATTTTGACAAATTCAACGTAATTCAATCCCTTGAGAACATTTTCCAAATTGACACCCGCTTGCTTTACAGACATGTTTTTCATCATCTTCTCCGCATCGGAATACATTGCATTAAACGCAAGATAAGCCTTTTGTCCGCTTGAGTCATAAGTCTGCCCTGTAGGGTAAACCCCTGACAAATCGAATCCTGCAAGCTCGTCTGTTCCGTCATCCTCTCCGTAGATAACATTATTCTTGTCAAAAACATACATATCAAACAATGTATCCTTGTTGGCTACAAGATTAGCTTGTAAAGCTAGATTAAACTTACGCAACGTGAATGTATCCGTCCTTGCCGAATAGCCCGTTATTTCCGACCCGGCATAACCATTTTCTGTTGTATTGGGTTCACCGCCGCTTACCGCGTATTCCGAAAATCCTGTAATAGGATAAATTCTGTCCGGATAATCAGCATGACAGGCTTCCTCCAAAGCCTCAGCAGTCAATTCTTTGGGCAGTTTTTTGCCATGAATGACCAATATAACACCTGCGACCTTGTCCGGTTGCAGGGGGCAGTAACTCATTCCAGTATTAAATCCGGACGTGCTGCCGCACTCTCTAATATCTGTTCGCATAACAATTCTGATTTTTAACTGTTAAATCCAAATTCTTTATTTCAATAGCATCTATCTTTTCGCCAACTTCCTTACCGTCAACATCAACAGCGCCACGTCTTCCAAAACTATAATTTTCTGAATATGTATGGCTTACAATACCGGAGTAACCGAAATCAAATTTATCACATTTTTTTAACTCTTCTATGAATCCGTAATACAAAGGTCGAAGAATACCTTCAAAAGATATCTCACGACGTTGTTCATTTGTATACTTTTCCAGTGTATTGGTAGCGATTATTATGTTTACAGATGCCTTACAAAAATAATTCTCACTATCCCTTTCCTCGTCTAAGGGAACATACAGCCCTATCATTGGGAATTTTCCCGATGCTGTCACCCTGCTTTTCCCAAGAAGAAGAAGTGTTTCCCTTATATAAGAACTGTCACCATATATGTAATTTATCTGTTGATCCATTCTTTTTGACAAGGAAGCACATACATCTGATATTATATCAATTATCATAACCCAAAGGAATTAATTGTTTCCATCAATTCGAAATCGGTGGCGATATCCGGATAGTCCGCATTATTGCCTTGAAGCCATCTCACAAGTCTGATATTCATTCTTACCATGTCGTTCCATGCAAACATCATTTTCCTTTCGGGACTTACAAGACGGCCATCATCTCCATCAGCCTTCACTCCTGTAATAGTCGCCTGAGTGTGATTATGTCTCAAGTAATGGAAGTATATATAGTTGGCGATGGGGGATTTGGAAATCTCCCTATCGCCATCACTATATTTCATGACAAGATGCGCTATAAGATCATCCCATCTTTTTTCCTTAGTTTTTCCATCGTTGGAAATATAGGATGAGAATTCCTTATACAACTTTTCCCCTAGGAGCTTCTCTAAATATTCCGGCTCATATTGCATTACAAAGCCTTGAAGGCTGTCAACAATTGCCTTATTAGTCTCAGAAGGAGTATGTATATTCAATACTGCACCTTCGATATCAAGAATACCACCTTGGAAAAAAGTATAATCCACCAACATTACACAATATCTTTGAGGTCCTTCTTTTTATTGAACAAATCTTCAGCACCGATTTTCTTAGCGTCTTCCATCAATTCCGAAGGAACAGTGGCAACACGTCCATCTTGGAAGAACTTACCTGCAAGTAACATATTAACACTTACTTTATCACCTTTTTTATAAACGGCCCCGTCCTTTGCGAACTCAACCTCATAAGTTTTAGTCAAATTTACTTTCATAATGTTTAATAAATTTATCCGCCAATACCGGCAGGGGTTATAGCTTCAATAACGGTCGCAATCTTATCCTTGACAAATGCAGTTTTATATTGCTTTTTAATATACACCATAAGACGTTTTTCACCAAGGATAGTCACCATATTTTTAGTGAAATCATCATTTTCCCATCCAAGTGTAATGGTAAGAACCCATACATCACGGATGTTAAGATAGTTAAAATCGCCAACCCAAATATCACCTTGTTTGATTGCAGTGCTGGTTTCCACTTTCAAACCTTGAATCAGTTCATCACCAATACGGAAAGGACGGAGATATTGTCCATTAACATCCTTAGTCAACTGCATCTGTGCATAGTCAAGAGGATGCATAAGCACAAGGTTTGGACGATAAGCCATATTGGACATTGATACAATCTGTGTATACATACCAACAATAACATCATAAGTGTTGGGTTTCTCTACTTTCAGAGCTGTCAAAGAGAATGTAGGTATATCACTCCCAATCCCTTTAATCTGACCGCCGGAACCAGTACCAGACAGAATACCTTCTTCTTCTTTCAAACCAATACGATTGATAATCTCAGCCCTAACCTCCGCAACCAACTGAGGCAAATCAGATAATGTTTCTTCGGTTACTTTTGTGCCAAGAGCCACTTTGCCAGCATTGATAGTAACTTCTGCCAATGTACCGCTCATCATAGGCTTAAGACCGCCTTCTGGAACCCATTCGGCTTCTTCTTCACCCGGATTGAACTCCGCATAAGTCAATGATCGTGTAGATATTGCTGCCACATTGGCAAATTTACGGATTACAGTCTGGGAACGTGGATCAACAGATAACTGACTATCAATTGTCATGTTATAATGTGGTGCCGCACCCGTACTCTTCAAGGGATCAACCTCCTTCTTGTTTATAATAAGCGTAAGGCTTTTCTTAAAACCGGGGGACTGCTTACAAGCCGTTTTCAAGTCCACAGTTTTCTCTCCGTGCTTGCCTACTGTGATGAAATCCTTCAATTGCTCTTCAATCTGCTGGTATACAGACTTGAACACCATTTGCCCGTCTTCATTCTTATGCATTGCACCTTTCATGCGAACGATTATCTCTTTCATCTCACCAAGTTCCTTACGCACTGTATCCAATTCCTTTTCGGAATCTATCTTTTGAGAAACCTCATTTAATTTATCCTCAAAAGTTTTTTTGTCGATAGTATCGTCCATGAAATCGCCTACAGTAGCGTTTATTGCGTCCTGCAACGCCTGTAATGACTTCACGGAAACCTCATCCATTACCGACAAATCAATTTTGCTTAAAAAGTCAAATTTCATGCTTCTTTAAGTTTTAAAGGTTTTGTAAATAGTTTTATTTTTTCATCGGCTCCCTCTTCATCAAGTGGCTTGTCTGCCGGCTTGTATCGAGCGAGTGACATCGCTTTTCTTACTAACATTTGGATTTCCTCCCTCTTTCTTATCGGAAGTCCTTTACATACATCACTTATTTCAACCGGAAGTGACTCCAACGCACTTTCATATTCTTCTGCCGATTTCAGACCAAGATATTCAGTTTCTCCGTTACATCCTATGGACACTACGGATATCTCATACAGAATGACTTCCTTTACAACCAAGCAATCACGTTCCCTGTCATATTCACATTTTTCCCATACATAACTATAACCTATAGAGAACTGGTTCAAAGTGCCACTTTCAAGCTGCTTCAACGCTTGATTTCCTCTTTCCACATCATCAATAGACGCTTCAAAGTAAAGCCCTTTCTCATCTTCTTGCAGAAGCGTAATGCGTCCTATAGGCTCATGCATGTCATGCATCCACAACATGATAATCTTATCATTAGCAGAACTTCCCGGGCCTCTCTCCTGTATGCTTTTTGAAAAACAACCTTTCAGGAGCATGTCACCGGACTTATCAATGTTATTGAAAACCGCAGCATAGCCACTGATAGTTCTGCTGCCAGAATCATATTGTATCTCCTTTGCATAAAAAGCTAAGGATTTATACTGCTTCCCCAGCCTGTTTTTGTATTTGCTTGTCTCCATCATTATTTATTTCACTTTTAAATTCTCCCTTAGGATTATCAGGATCAATATCTGTAAAATTGGACATTTCGGTTCTTGCCTCTTCAAAAGTAATCAGCCGATTGTTATACAATGAAGCTACAGCATTAGAGGCTGTAGACAAGGCATCCGCCAATTCTTTCATATCCTTTTGAAGGCAAGGGACATGAGTGAAGTCCATTTTGATTATTGCCCTGTCCTTACATATAGCATTAGTCAGAGCCTCTGTTATAGATTCACTGTCAGGTATAATAAGGTCCTGATATGCCGCTTTCTTTGCTTGAGAAGAGTTATCATAAGTACTTCCTTGTATAATCAGATTGGGGTCAAAGCCTATCGTCTGAGCTATCGCTTCCAAACACGCCTTATCCTCCTCATGAAGCTTCAATTGGTCTGTATTTGACCCTAATGTAATCCACCCTAGTTTCTTAGGAGTCACCATGATTTCATACAACTTATGCACTATACCATATTTCCTTTTGAAATCATCCTGCAATTTCTTGGATTCAGACGGAGTAATAGCTGCATTCCCTACGTCAGTCGTATCATTTCCGTATAGTATCCCTTTAGGTCCTCCATTAACAATAAGGTTTCCTCTCCCTATCAGTTGAGCCATATAGTTTCGAGTATGAGTAGATAATGCGTCCACAGGGGAGTGGAAGGTAATTCTCCCTCCATTATTACTTGGAATATCCATTATCGAATCGTATATGACAAAATACTCCTCATCACCAAGTTCTATATTCTCATTTCCCCAACGTATATATACCTTACTAGCAATTGAAGAAAGCTCTGTTTGAGTAAACGGGCCCTTACCGAATGATTCCATGTAGAATAATTCGGGAGGTATTACCATCATGGATTTAGGGAGATCAGACTTTAAAGCTCTTAGTGTATAGACAGGGCAAAATCCGAAACACTTCAAAGATATCTCAATCTGCTTTATAAAAGAACGCCCACTCTGTATCACATTCGGACGATTCAGAAGAGTCACAATGTCTTTGAAACTCCTCTTCTCGTTTCCGTTAATATCCGTCACATAATACCGCCCATTCTGCATCATTCTTCCGCAATGATCTAGAACCATTGCAAACGGCCAACATTCATGTAAGGCTCTTGATTTCCCTTCAACGGTCGACATGTCAAAATCTATATTCCCTCTATTGCCAGAAAACAGATTTTCCACCCATTTAGGAACATAAATAAAATTACCACCATCATCTTTACCATGATAAGTAGCATCACTATACATATCCTTATTCGACTTCTTTAAAGAAGGTATCTTAAACCATTGTTTCATTGTTCAACAATAAAGGCAACCACCGTTATAATACAGCAATTGCCTCCACAGTGATCACGTTCTAAAAGTGGGTATGGTGTAACTTCACACCATGAAGGCTATTGCCTGCTACAAAGGAACAAATTAATTTATTCATTAACAAACAATTTAAATATTATTTTTGTTTAATCTAAATTAAAATAACAGATTATACAACATATATTTTATTAACCTTTTTCCCATGTGGATACAACCTGTTTGATATCTTCGATATTGTCTTCTTGGGAGAATGGGATAGAGAGTAGGGCGTGGATTGAACGGCTGCTGTGCTTTTCGCTGGTGGTCGTTCTTTTTTTTGTATTTAAATGTTAAATATTGCACAATATAAGAAAATATATTGTGTATACCGTATCACTTTGCACATAAAAATATGTGCAAGGTGTTTGCGCATATCGAATTTAACGTTTATCTTTGCATTGTCAATTAATCAATCATAGTATTAATCATTAAAACAAAGAATTATGAATGTACAAGGTTATAGAATCAACAAGAGAAGCGCATTTGGCAAGTGGTTTATCGGCTACGAATCAGCAGGTGGGTGGACTGGAAGGTTTACAGTACAGCAGACATGGGAAAAACAATTTGAAAGAAAGCCTAAAGGTTGCTCATGGCAAGCATGGGGAATAATATGCGCAAGAGAAATAAATCCGCGTTTTGGTGCAATAGCCGAGATGCAAGAAGAAATGGACTACTACAAGGATTTGTTAATAAAAAATAAAATAGATTTCATCGGATAGTATGGCAGAAACCAAGAACGTAACATTGAGGTTGCCGCTCGACTTAGCCGAGTGGTTAACCTCTAACGGCGAGAGCGTCAATCAAGCCGTTATCTCATGCGCTGAAACCATGCGCAGAATAAGAAGCGTAAGTACAGGCGAGTTGAAAGGAGTATTCACAGAGAATGAATGGAAATTCTTCGCTGATAGTCTGAATGGTACTGTGGTCAACGAACTATTCAGATGCAATGTATCCGCACTGGTAGCACACTGTGAAGATGCAGAGCGATACGATGGCGCTGCATCCAAGTGGGGTGTAGATATAGTAGTTCTTTGCGAGAAAATAAAGTCGTTGAAAGGCGCGAATATTGATGCACTTTATACACGGGTGGAATCGTTTTGGGCAAACCCTGCAAACATAGATAAATGGGCGAAGTTCTAAAAAAAAGAGCCGGGCAATCACTCCCGGCTTCATTGTCAATTAATCTTTCATAGTATAAACTACAAAGAATCGATACAAAGATAGCTATTATTATGATAACATCAACCATGACAGCAGAAGAATTGCTTGACGAAATAAGAGCTGATTATCCAAACGTGCTCACTATCTCCGATGGCAAGGACGCTAAGGTCATCCGGATAATCAAAAAATCCGTTCTGTTTCCGGTGCGTATCCACTCTTTTGTCACTACTGTGCGAAAAAACAAGTGGCTGATATTATGGGAGGCTCACAGCAAAAAAGAGATAGGAGATGATTGCCGTATCTCCTTCGTCTGCTACCACGATACCGAGCATGGCAAGTATGCCTATATGCCTACCTTCGTCAAAGGTAAAATGGTTCTTCTTGCGTTTCCTCCGCACATCTTTTCCCGATTTGCCGAGCGGATGGAAATTAACTTTGCAGGCACAAAACTGATGAAACGGTACTTCGAGATGAATAATAGCTATTCGTTTAACTTCTCGACCGAAAAAGTAGATGGTGGGCACCGTGAAAATGTGTTCGCCACCTGCCGGGAAGGCATTGCGATGGGATTCAAGGCTGTAGGGTTGGATGTCTTTCTCTTAAAAACCTTCATAACTTACGATATGTGCAAAGGCGAACAGATAGGAAATTTTGCAAAAAGTGAGGAGTTTCGCAGACTAGTACACGAAGAAATGAGTAAGGCAGCCCAATAAGTTGCCTTACTTTTACCCTTTCATTTTCATGATCTCCGCCCTCATTTCTATGTAGTTTTGATTTCTCCGAATTGTTTATGCAGTCAATCACCCGGTTGATGGCTATCTATTCGGCAGAGCATTTTATTGCTGGTTATTTTTTTATTAAAACTATATTTAAATCGGATTTAAAATCACATTTTGAATTGTGTTAACAAGTATGATTGTTTTCAAGGTTCTCTCTAATTTGTTGGAGCATCCGGAAAGCTCCGGCCATCTTATAGTTGCCCAGACAT